AGTGCTATCAGGGCATAGTTTGCTAGGTCTACATAAGAATCCCGCAAGGACTCGTTCTGGGGGTCTACATCGTTACTTGTTAAGTGCATGATACGACTAATTTTGTCGTGAATACGGACAATAAGACCGTTTAGTGCGCCACCTGGCGCTCGACCAATGTTATGAGGTCCGTAATCTGCTTGTTTTTTAATCAGAATGTCAGTTACTTCATCCCCAACTGTCCACACATTGTGGATAAAGTTGCGTGGAACATTTACATCCGGAACTACTCTTTGTGGGGTGGGATTTCTATCAACATAGTTTGGTTGCGTGTATCTAGTGTAAGGATTTTTAGGCCCAAATTGTTTATCGTAATGATTAGGGTTTCCCAGTCTTGTTTCGTCACTCATCATCATCCTTTATTGTGTCTTCGCCGACATACTCAAAATCGTTGGTATCGTCTCGGTACTCATACATGTAGCATACCTTATCCACAGTGTTATGCACAATCGTGAACTCTAAAAAATCCATAACAGCCATAACTTCAGGAATGGTGGTGCCGTCCAGTGGCCCACCCCAAAGCTGAATCCGTTTGGAAGTCTGGAATTTCAAACCCAACTCACTTCCGCCGGACCTGAACAGGTGGTTGAATAATGAATAGCTGACTCAACAGCCAACCGCACCCTTTTACGGGGTGCCAAAGAACGGGTAACAAACAGTGAGCCAAGAGCATACTGGTACCCTGAACCAGTAGCAATCTCACCATACTCCGTCACAGACCAATCCTCGGTACTAATCTCAAACACTCGACCATTGACACCAACCAAGAAATCTGCCCCAGCTTTGTCACTGTCCGTAGTGTCGGTACTTAGTTCATCGCAAGCTTGCTTCACTATGCGAATAAAATTAAACCGCATAAACTGTTCAAGGTTATCCACAGGCGCTATGGGGTATTCTAAATAGTGCAGGAGTTGCCCTGTTCCTCGACTGCCAGCGTAACCAATAATGTAATTTCCATTTACCCTGACTTTCGGGGTTAAAGAAGCGGCTATAAAGTCTTTATCTGTGGAACCACTATCTGATCCCATAAACACTTTGTTGCCATCTGCAATGGCTACAATAATTGTCACTTGTCTTTCCTGTGATGAAAATGATCCCACAATAGGAAACCAATAGACATTAGAATGAGTGCTGTGAATGTTGCGGCGAACACGAATAGTGCGCCAACAAAAATGTCTCCGTTGCTCATGCTAATGCTCTCTCTCGTAACCAATCAGCGCCACCATCCTGGAACACCTGGTTTACATCCTTGTTCTCTGGTAACTGTACAACAACCGCTTTATCCAAATCTTCTTTGATTCGTTTGGCAAGTTCCATTCCCGGATTTCTGCCATCTTCCTTAAGGTCGTTATCTGCAAAGACAACAATACGTTCAAAGCCCTCGAACATTTTCTGGAACCAGGGCTTCCATTGGGTAACACCAGCAATCCCCACCGAGGGTACACCCACAAGAGCAGACATAACAAGGCAATCAAGTTCGCCCTCGCAAATAGCAATAACATCCGAACTATCATGTAGGTCCACAACATTAAACATGCCAATTTTTTGACCAGTCGGCCAAATGTATTTAGGGCTACCGCCATCCACTTTACGAAATTTAATACCAACAACACCGGTAGGAGTGCGATAAGGGATAGACAAGCAACCAACAGCGTGTTCATGTCCTGGCGCTGGGTCACTAACGGTTCCGAGGTGGAACGTAGCGGCGGCTTCCTTTGTTATTCCCCGCCCTAGCAGGTAGGAGGCCGTTTGGTGATTGATTTGACTTGCGTACCTGTGTGCGGTTTCCGTTAGCAATAATTTCTGCTCTTGTGATAGCATCCTTGAACCCTAATCCCTCTTTGTTGGCTACTACATCGTATACATCGCCATCAAATTGGCAGACGAAACAATGGTAGCGTTGTTTATCTATGTTTACTGTTGCACTTGCTTGCGTGTCCTCATGCAAGACACACCGTACCGAGATGTAACCTGCTTTGTTGGGCACTGTGGTGCCATAATATTCAACAACACTAACAAGGTCTGGTTTGTCTGTCATTAAAGTAGTTTCAGAACCAAATCGCATGGGTCTCCACCTTCATCAAACTGTGCTTTTTCTTCTTCGTTCATGTATTCATAGGTGCCATCGTGGGTGGCACAAATACTATTTGTTACCCAACCTTTTTTGATACCGTACTGAACCCAATCGGCTCGTTTGTTCCATTCTTTGTTATTCATATACTTCACCTATCCATTTTCATTATAGTGTCTCATCTTTAATAAATAAAACCCAGTGTGTTCCCATTCTTTTGCCAGACGGATGGCCAAGTACGGGATTTTGATTTGTTAGTTTTAAGATTTCTTTAAGAGGTATTGATGTTTCATTCCACTTGAAAATCAAAGTACCCCCCCCTCGCAATACTCGGAAGCATTCAAAAAATCCCTGAGAAATGTCTTGCTGCCAAGTTTTTTTATTAAGTACTCCATACTTTTTTCGCATCCAAGATTTTTCAGAAAGATTAAAAAGATGTGGTGGGTCAAAAATAACTACTTTAAATTTATTATTTTCAAATGGAAGTTCTCTAAAATCCATAACCATGTCTGGTTTAATTTTTATAGTTTGTCCATTTGTTAGCAGATGTTCTTCATCTTCTCTTATATCTCCAAACACTACTCGCTCATCTGTTTTATCAAAATAAAATGAACGCATTGATGAAGCTGGGTCTAAAATAAACTTAGTATTCACTGTTGTTCTATCCATTGTTCAAGGGTTTGTATAACCCAAGACTGTTCGATACCAGCATTACGGCGTTTAACAATCACATACGCTGGCGGTACTTCTTTCAAGTTTCTTGCTTTGGCATAGTTCGCTGCCTCAAGAGTTGCCTCTTTCCAAAACTGTGGCAGTTCCAGCTTGGCCCTGTTTTTTAGTTCAAGGACATAAGGCTGTCCCGATACAAAACAAACAATGTCACCTTCATCGTTGGTGCCTGCTAGTGCTAACTTTTCTGCCAGCAGTCCTTTACCACGTAACCATTGCAGGATTGCTGATTCGTATGCTGAACCTTTGCGTTTATTCGGATTGCTCATCTTCGTCCTCTGGCTCTGGGAACATTACATCCCAACATGCTGGATGAATACCTGTCATAATTTGTTCACGCTGACCGGCATCTAGATAAGGGAAAGCTTTATGAACATGTTTACGGCGTTCCAAATAATCAAACAAGTCTGGTGTTTTCACTTTTACATAGCCACGTTCACTACAATGAAAACACATTTTGGTTTGATGCAAAGTGTATAGTTGTTCACTCACGATACTTGACTCCAATACTGTGCCACATGCACACTCTGACGGTCATTGTAAAGTGTCATACGCGAAGCATCCGCAAACAACACCGTATAGTCTGTGCCTGCGGCACTATTCTTAGCAAACCTATTCTTCACACAAGCAATACGATACTCGGAAGTATCATGGTCCATCGCCACTGTAAGGATCATTTCTGGAAGCTGGCTAATCTTGCCCTGAATAGACTTACGGCTAGGCGGTAGTTCTGGCCTGCCCTCTGCTTCGGTAGTGTGATGTAGCATGAACACCGCCGCATCTGTTTCTCTGGCCACATGATGCATTGCCTTGGCAATGTCTCGCATACCAGTCCACTCATTGTCATGCAATGCTGCAATGTTGAGCAAGTTGTCAATGATTAACAACTGCGGGTATTCCCCAAACGCTTCGCCGTACGCCTGAATCGACAACTGTATGTCGTCTAGTGTTGGGCTAGGATCAAAATCAAACCGTAAATGTTTCAAAGTTTTGAGTTCTTCTTCATAAAACTCGTACCCTGTACCACTACTGAAAGCTTCCTCAACAGTATTAACTTGGCTACCGGTAATGACAGCCGCCGCTCGAATAGCGGTAGTGTAAGCATCCGTATCTGCACTGATGTAAAGTGTTGGCACACCAGACTTCACTGCATAAAATAATGCTAGTAACGATTTTCCACTATTAGGTTGGCCAGCAATCATTGTTACTTGCCCCCGCCGAAAACGAATACCGTTACTGGCGAGAGCAGGAAACAAGTCAGGTAGTAACTGTGCGTTGTTTTTGTTTCGTGTAGCTGCCTGGGCTATCGTCAACATGATAAGTTCCTACCTTCCTGCGTTCTTGTAAAACAATTTGCTGAACCCTACTTGGGGTCACCTCAAGAAGATCAGATAGGTCGTCATAAGTGAAACCTATCTGATCCTTCAACTTGAGTATGAGTGGGAAAACCGCAGGGTGTACTTTAGTTCCTCTGCGTACGGTCATGGTTTATCCTTTGACAAACTGAGGAGCACACTTGTCGGTTGCTTCCTTCGGTTGTGGACAGAACCAGCCCTTCCAAGGCTTGTTTGTTGGAGCAACCCATGCCATTTGACCGTGACGACATACTGGTGCGCCAGTGGTTTGTGCTACTGGCTCTGGTGTTGATACCGGAATGTTTGCTGGCGTAGTCGTTACAACTACTGCTGGTTGTGGATTAGGTACACTTGTTGGTGCTGGTGTGGTAATCACAGTTGAGTTAGGGAACGCAGCTTGGATAACTGCTTCAGGTGTTGCAGGTGCAACATTGTCTGTAAGCAACTGTTCCAGGGCCACAACATACTGGTTTGTTGCATTGTTTACAACATCCTGCACATTGGCGTTCAGTTCGGCGGCACTATCGGCGCGAACAGTGAAGATAGTTCCCGCTTTCGTCTTAACATTGATAACATAATTCTTTTCAGACATGCTATTCCTTTCCTTCTTTTTGGTTTCCTATTGCATAGAGTGGGTCTACAAGGTGAGCAAACTCGCCACCATAAGCATGGCAGTAATCTACTACCAAACAAGACTTGCACATCATACTGATGTTGGGTAAAAAGATTCGGTTCTGTACAGAGAACTCAAACTGGCGAAACAGTTCCGTGAACAATGGATAAGTCCAACGGTCAATACCTTCAGCCACTTCAAAAATTGCTGAACGGGCATTGTAATAGTAGCCACCTGATGGGGTTATACCAAACTGTTTACCGATAGCGGCAGCATACAAACCCAACTGCATAGAGTTGGATGGCATGTTTGCGCCGGACTTCCAGTCAATGACAACCAATTCACCGTCAGGTGTTACTGCTACAAGATCGACAAACGCTTTAACGCGTACATCACCGAAGTCAACATTGAGTTCAAGTTCAATAGCAGGGATACCTTCAGGTGTTGTCCATACTTGGAAACCTGATGCAGCCCAAGTTTGTACAAAGTTGTGTAGCATCTCTGGTCCTTTAGCAGACCACCAGTCACCGTTCTCTTTGTCTGGCCATTCCTTAGTCTTGCGACCTGCGGCTTTCCAATCAACAGGGTTACTGCCGTGACGTTCCTGCTGGTCTCCAATAGCTTGGTTAAAGCACTCGGCCCAGAGTTGTTCAATCGTTACTTGGTTTGACATCTACTTCTCCTTTCAAAATTTTTTCTACGGCTAAATGGAAGGCTGACCCTCCAACGAAGTACCATGCGGCACCGGTGGGTACGTGTAGTTCCCGTTCGAGTTGCCATGCTTTACCGCACTTAACCCAGGATGTGAATGATGAAAAGGAACGATGTCCTATTGTTATTTTCTTTGCGTCTACCATAACTAGGACTATACACACAGTGAACGCACAGTGCAAATCGTAACGCCGTGATGTGGATTTGACAAGCCTTGAAGGTGGAAATTAGACTGCGAGCTATAGCGAGCGACAAAAAA